TTAAACGACGTGCTTTTGCAGTTTGGCCAGCAATTGAGCGGCGCAATGGATATTCCACTTGTACGCTTGTTTGGCCAAAGCCCGGCCGGCTTAAATGCCACCGGCGAAAGCGATTTGCGCAACTATTACGACAGCATTAAACAACAGCAGGAGCGCAAGCTCAGGCGTGCCGTTGAAACCATTTACAACGTGCTATATCGCTCAGAGTTTGGCCAGGAACCCCCGGCCAACATGGCAATTAAGTTTAAACCGTTGTGGCAAATGAGCGACACGGACAAGGCGACCATTGCCAACACGACGACCGACGCAGTAACGAAAGCAAGCGACAGCGGTTTGATTGACCGACACACGGCGCTTAAAGAGTTGCGGCAATCGAGCGAAGTTACCGGGGTATTTAGCAACATTACGGACGAGGACATTAAGGAAGCGGAAAACGAACCGCCGCCGGACATGAACGAGTTGGAAACGGACCCAAACAATGAAGCGAACCCGCAACCCGGTCCAGGCCAGGAGGGCCGAGAGGATATACAGCCAGCAATTAAGCCGGCTGGCTAAACAAATCGGCCAAATCATTACCGGGTATAACCCAGCAAACTTAAACGAAGCCAGCACCCTAAGCGAAATGCTCAGGCGCTACGCTGAGGCGCTGGGGCCCTGGGCAACAAAAACGGCAAGCGACATGCTGGCCGAGGTAAACGCGCGCGACCTTGCCGCCTGGCGAGCAATGGGCCAGGAGTTAAGCAAGGGCATAGTGCGCGAAATTTTCACGGCACCCGCTGGCCAGGTTATGCGCGATTTGCTGGACGACCAGGTTGCACTTATCAAGAGCATACCGCTGGACGCCGCAAAGCGAGTGCATGAGCTAACTCTCAAGGGGTTGGAGGATAGCACCCGCGCCAGTGAGGTTGCCGCCCAAATCATGCGGAGCGGCGAAGTAAGCAGGAGCAAGGCAATGCTGATTGCTCGCACGGAGGTGGCCAGGACGGGCTCATTACTGACCGAGGCCAGGGCCAAGCACGTTGGAAGTGAGGGCTATATTTGGCAGACCAGCCGCGACGGCGACGTGCGGCAAAGCCATAAAGAAATGCAAGGCAAGATTGTGAAATGGAACGACCCGCCAACGCTGGACGGCATGACCGGACACGCTGGTTGCTTTCCAAATTGCCGTTGCTGGGCGCAAGTATTACTAAACGATTAAGGACATTAAAAAATGGCAAACGCCCTATATCCAAAATGGAAAGAGCAGTTATTGCAATTTACGGCCAATAATGATTTAGACGGGCAGGTAGTTAAAGCCGCATTGGTTGACACTGGCGTTTACACATACAGCGCCGCACACCAATTTTACAGCTCGGCGCAAGCCGCGGTCGTTGGCACGCCGCAAGCGGTTGCTAACAAAACTTATGTCAACGGTATATTTGACGGCGACGACGTAACCTTTGTAAACGTAAGCGGAGCGACCGTTGAGGCGGTTGTTTTGTATATTGACACTGGGAACCCGGCAACAAGCCCGCTGGTTGCATACCTGGACAACGGCATTACAGGCTTGCCGGTTACACCTAACGGCGGCGACATTTTGACCGCCTGGAACGCTAGCGGAATTTTTGCACTGTAAAGGATTGAAATGGCAACAATAGATTTTGAAAAATCAAACAACACTTACACGTTAAAAGACGCAATCATTCTGCCTGACGACCACGGCTTGACGGACGCGGAAATTGAAACTATTAAACAGGACCGATTTAATAATTGGCTGGCGATTGTGACAGCACCGCCAGTAGAGGACGCGCCAAATGTTTAGCGAACAGATAATCGTTGTATTTTTAACATTACTCTTAACCGCGTTTAACTTAGTTGATTGGTACTCGACGCGCACGATATTGAAAGCAGGCGGCACCGAGGCTAATCCGTTTACAGCGTTCGTGCTTCGTTTCATCAATCTTGATATTTACCTTGCGGCTAAAACTGTACTGGCAGCTTATGTGGGTTATCACTTGGGGTTTGTTTTATCACCCATGCTGATAGCGTTAACGGTTATGTACGGCTTTTTCATGGCGCGTAATCTTAGGAATTTGTAAATGGCAACTAAATACTGGGGACCTTCGGCTGGTGGTTCATCAACTGGCACATGGGATGCGTCAAGCGTCACTAACTGGTTTGATAACCTCGCGCGCACCGTGCGTTCTACAGTAGCGCCGACAAGTGCGGATGATGTGGTTTTTGATGCGGCGTCGGATAATGGGGCGATTTTTACCGTTACCGTTGGCACGGGTGCGGTATGTCGTGATATTACGGCTGGCAGTCTTGATTTTGCTATGACGCTGGCGGGTAGTGTTGATTTGGCTATTTATGGCAGTGCGTTGTTTCCTGCATCGAATTTTTCATGCACTAAGACTTCAACAGTCACAATGAAGGCTACTTCAACCGGCAAGACAGTTACTACAAACGGCGTTAATCTTAATGGGCTAACTCAATTTATTTTTGATGGGATTGGTGGTGAATGGACGCTTGGAAGTGCTTTAACTATTGGCGGAAATATTACCATTACAAATGGTTCATTCATTACCAATAATTATAATTTATCGACTTCGACTTTATCGTCAGCAGGAACTGCAACGCGAAGCATACAATTAGGTTCTTCTACTGTATCTACTTTTGGGAGTGTTGCACTAGCTATAAATCCAACTGGATTAACATTTAATGCTGGAACATCAACATTTAATATAGGATTTTCTTCACCTAGATTTATAGCTAGTGGATTGACATTCTATAACGTCACGTTTGTAAACACATCATCCGGCACCATCACCGGCGCAAATACGTTCAACAACCTGTCAGTAACAAGCCTTGCCGCAACTGGCATTAAGAATATCAGCATAGGCGCTAACCAAACCGTAAACGGCACGCTAACCCTCGGTGCGGCAAACACAGCAATACGCCGCATGTTTGTATGTTCTGACATTGTAGGCACGCCTCGCACCATTACGCTGAATGGTTCACTTGCTACACTGGCTGATGTGGATTTCAGGGATATTGTGGCGGCTGGAACCGTGGCAACACCATGGACCGGTACGCGGCTTGGTAATTGCTTGGGTAATAGCAATATCACGTTTGATGCGGCTAAGACGGTTTATCGCGTTGGTACTGGTAACTGGTCAGCTACACAATGGAAATTAAGCGGCGGTTCGGTCGATGTTAACCAATTCCCATTAGCGCAAGACACTGCCATATTTGATACAGGGACAACCACAGGGACGCATACGGTAGACGCTGGATGGAATATCGGCACGCTAGATATGTCATCATTAACAGTAGCGGTTACGCTAGCTACAGGAACTACTACGCCAACTATTTATGGCAATTTAACTTTGGATGCAGATGTTACATTATCAGGTACAGGAAACACTACATTTGCAAAACAAGGTGGAATTCAAACAATTACCAGTGCGGGAAGAACTTTTACGCAACCTATTATCGTTGATAACGCAACCGGCACTTTTAAACTCGCCGATGCGTTTGTGACTACAGGTGCGTTTGGGCTGACTAGCGGTAATGTTGATTTGAATAACCAAACGTTGACTGCATTTAGATTAGTTTCTACAACTAGCATACCTAGAAGTATATTGTTTGGCACAAGTAAAATAATTTTAACAGGAAATAATACATCAGATTTATGGACTGTTAATCCAGCCACTAACTTTTCATGTAGTGGAAATAGGCAAGTTGATTGTACATATAATGGCACTACTGGAACGCGCACGATTACTCATGGTTTAAGTTCTACATATTCAGAGAGCAATGTTGTTTCTTTTAATATCACAGGTGGCACTGATAGCGTTAGTCTATCCAATACATCTGGATTTAAGAGTTTAAATTTTACTGGATTTTCTGGCTCTTTAATTAATGTATTTGGCGCAAATTTATTCGGTGATTTAACAGTATCCGCAGGTATGACAATACCAGCAATAGTAAACATAACTACATTTTTAGCAACAACCGGCACGCAAACCATAACATCAAACGGTAAAAC